GCAGGTCTAAAATCACCCCAAACAGTTTCTTGCAAAGTAAAAGCAGTAGTATATCCACCCTCGCCATCACTTGTGGTCGTTGGTCGATATAAATCTGCCCTACGAGTCATCGTTGAAGAATTAACGTTTCTACCTTTTTTTTGACCTATTTGCATCTTATAATATTGGACTTATTCTAGTATATCTTTGACAAGCTCTCCAAGCCTTTTGACAAACCCCTGTTTGGTCGTATCTTTCTACATCTGCTCCTCTATTCTCATAATCAAAGTCTATTTGGTCCAAAATAGCCGTTTTAAGGTCTTTAGGGACACTTACCATACCACTTGTGTAGGTTGCCTTCATTTGATTCCAAATAGGCTGATAAAGGCTAGGATATTTATCGCCGACCAATCTATAATTTATTGGCAATATTTCCAATCCTGTAACATTGTCGTAAAGTTTAAAAGTAGTTATGTCCATAGGTCCATAAGGAATTGTAAAAAAACCCGATGGATTATTAAACCAAATAGAAACAAGTTTTGATGTAATACATAACCCTGTTGCTTTTTCAACTGCTTCTCTTGCTTCGGTAATCAAATCGGTAATTAAGGCATCATCTGCTGATGTAGTTACACGACAATAGTTTTTAGCTTCTGCAAGTGTTACTGGTTCTGTGATTGTACCATTATCTTCTAACTGATAGGAAATTAAATAATTATAGAAAGACATAATCTCTTTTTTACAAATTTACATTAATTATAATAAAAAACCCCCTACGTTTTAAGTAGAGGGTAATTTATTTATCTAACCATTAGAATTATGCATTCAATGTAGCGTAGATAGCAGAACCTGGCAACATTAAGTTAATCGCTTCGTAGCACTCGATACGAGCAGTTACTAAGTTCTTTTGGAAGTTGTCGCTATCTTCATAAGCGAACTCAATTGCGATACCTTCAACCTCTACTCTTTCGATGTAATCAGCATCAATAACTAATGCTTTATCGTTGGTAACCCAAGTAGCAGAAATAACAGGTACACCCCAGATTGTGATGTCACCACCAGTTCCGATTTGTACACTACCTGAACCTACATANTAACCTGCGTTAATTGTGTCAATCAAGATTTTTGATTGTTGAGCAGGAGATACTAAAATGTAAGAAGGATTGAAGTTTGCAGCTTTTTGGTTAGCTATCAATTGAACTAATTGCTTTAAGTCAACAGTTTCAGTTGTAGTTGCAGTTCCAGTTGCAGCACCACTTACAGTACCAAAGAAAGAAGCATTCTCCGCTTTGAAGAAATCTCTTTGTAACATTCTTGGTAAAGATTGAGATAAGAAAGGTAAACTTCTCATCATTTGCTTAGAGAAACGAGAGAAACCTGCGATGTAAGAGTTTACAATCTTAGTTTCAGTCAAGCTATAATCGTTTTGACCTTTAGCAGCACCTTCAGTTTGAGAAGCAATGTTATTAGTTTCGCCAGTGTTCTCTTTGTAGAAAGTATAAAGACCACTTTCAGAACGTACAGTTGGAACTAAGTCACGGAAGTTAATCAATTGAGCAGGTTGCAAAGCTGGACGTAAAGAGTAAGTTGTCACGGGATTTCCTGTAACGTTACCTGCGATAGTCATTGTCTTTGCTTCTGGCATTTCTAAACGGAATTTACCACCTTGCTTTAAGGTTTTCTCCATTTCGTCCATTCTACCATCTAATTTTTCGATGATTAATTCATCAAATGCTTTAACCTCACGGCTATCAGCTTTCTTTTGTGCAGCGGCAGCAATATCAAATTGCTTTTGCATTTCGTCTTTTACGACTTTAATTTCGCTTTTTACAGCATCAATGTTAGCAGAAACGTCAGCTTTTAAGCCTTTTACGTTCTCAGCCATTTCATTGATTAATTCTAAATTTTCCATTTTTTAATTTTTAAATAGTTTATTAAATTCTTTGATTGCTTTGAGCATCTCAGCCTCTTTTATTGTTTTCGGCTCAACTGAAGTATCGGGTTGAGTGATAGTTAATAATGATTGTTGGATTCTCTTTATTTCGGATTCCATTAATTCGTAAGTACTATCGGAATAATTCCCTTTAGTAATTGCTTTTAATAGATTGTCTAAACGCAAAGATAATGATTCTTTGTTTTCTGATTTGAAGCCCAAAGTAGGTGTTTCAGGATTCGCACCCCACAATACCGCAGAACCTTCGTAAAGTTTTAATTCACTGATTGTTCTTACTCCGCTTTTTGATTCGCTTTGTTTGATTGTGCTAAACCCGATTGAATGTTGATTGATTAACCCAGCATCGTAAAGTTTAATTAAATCTTCTCCTGCTTGTGTNTTTACAATTTGAGTAACGGCTACCAATTTGTCGCCATCAACATAAAGCTCACTAGGTTTTCCTATAACGTGATTCATATCGGCTTTGTGGTCAACTAAAGACCAAATCATATTCTTAGCCTTTGGTCCACGTTCAGTTAATGTCTTAGTGAATGCTTCAGGCACGATAATATCGTTGTCTAAATCAATATTATTCATTCTTGACCATACTGCTTTAACAGTTCTTGTCTTTGTACTAACGTCCATTATAGAATCGTTAATATCTTTTAATTGTATTTTACCCATATAACAAAGTTATAATTTTTTTATAATGCTTGTGAAATTAAAGAATAAACGTCGTTATTGTTTTTATCGTTTAGCATATTCCATATCATTCCCATATCTCCTTTTGGTGGATTTGTGTCATAGGTTACATAATCATTATTCGCATCTTTTACGACTTGATACCCGATTGTGCAACGGCAATTACAAACNTTNCCTGCGGATGCGTGAAAGTCACCTGGATAATCCATATACTCAAACCCTAAATTATCTAAACTAGGCACTTCAAATTTTGAATCAATTGGTACTTGTATTCCGTACATATGATAATGGTCGTTTTTATCTCTAGGAATAATTCTTGTACGGTTATCTAAAGTACTAATCCAAATCTTATTCGTTCTTAATCCTGTTGAAATTGCACCGACTACTGAACCTGTGTTAGCAGCTTTTGCCGTTTCGGTTCTTGCAATAAGTTCGGCTCTATAATCCGTAATACCTGCAGTCTTTAAATTCTTTATTGTTTCTTTTAAGGTCAATCCTTCCTCAATTCCTTTTTTAAGATAGCGTTGAATTTGTTGCCTTGTAGTGTCGGTAATATCCTTAATAAGTTGGGCTAGACCTTTGTAATCTAGGTAGCGAACTATGACACTTTGCCATAAATCACTAAAATATCCCTTATGTTCATTCGGTAAATTCGATTTTAAGCCCTTTTTTAGCCCTTTGTAGGAACTTTCTGCCATTTGTGTACCCATTGCTATGTGAAGCGAATAAATCGTTTGTTTTAAGCCTTTAGTGGGCAAATCCTCTAATGACTGGGTACGACAAAACGCATCCACCTGTGCTTGAAGTTCTTTTTTAAACTTAGGGGAATACGTCTTGAGTGCTCTTGCATACAATTTCTTGTATTGGTTCATTATTTATTTAATGATAGCAAATAAATAGTTTCTGCGAATAAAGTAGCAATTCCATCTACTTGATTTTGAATCCAAGTTTCTTGATAAATGGTTGTTCTATCATCTTGAATTTCTTTATAACATTCTTGGAAGTATGCCATTACTTGCTCAGGGTTTTGATAGTTCATTGGTTGAATAATTGCATAATCAACTGGACGACCATAAATACCGCTTACGCTTTCAACTAATCCGTCTGTTAATTCTAATATTTCATCGTAAAAGTTATTTAATGCTTTGTGCATTGAATNAACATTGGTTTGATGATGCCATACAANGGCTTGGTCAAATGAAGATTTTAAATATCCAACAAAGTCCGCAAAATTATCTTGTGGAGTGTCTTCGTTTGGTTCATTTGGGCTTTCTACTTGCTCAATTGGTTCAGACATTTCAATATCGTTGAATGCTTTTAATTGCTTGAATTGTGCTTCTAATTCGCTGATTTGTTTTTCTAAATCGTTTATCATTATTTATTATTTAAAAGGTCATTAAGATTTTTAGGTACTTCCAAAGGTGCAAAAGTATCCATTGGTGCAATATTGCTCGGAATGTATAGTTTTTCAAGTTCGGTTTGGTCCACATAATCAGGAATCTCCATACCCATCTCCTCATATTTTTGCTTAGGAGTTAACCACCAAGCCTTATCTAACCAAGCCACTTGTTCAGTCTTATTGGCTTCAAGTTCTTTATAAACTGAAATATCAAAGTCAACATAAACATTTTCGCCTTTATATCCCCAATCAGTCCAAAGTTTTCTATTTAAATTATCTCTTAATGAAACTAACAAAGGAATGGCACAACGCAACGTCAAAGCCTTTTCACCTTCTTGTTGATTGTTGTAAGTTTTATTTGCTGCATCATTTAAAAGTTGCGATGGCACTCCGTAAATATTACAAAGGCTTA